CAAGCCCAGCACGGCGCGCTTGCGGGTGCCCAGTACCGAGGCATAGTGGAGATTCCGCTCCTCCATCTCTTCGGCCAAGGTCAGATAGGCCGTGGCGTCGCCCTCGATGGCGGCGGTTAATACATTGGCCAGCCGCGCCGGGGTCAGCCCCGGCGCGACGGTGTCGGCAAACCGGCGGCGCACCCCGGTCAGGCTAACGTTGGCAACCTCGCGGGTCAGATCGTCTTGAGTGAGCGGGCGGCCGTCCGGACCGAGAATTTTCATACAACCCTCATACCAATTAAGGAGCCGATTGATGAATTTGCTGACAAGGTCGATGTGTCAGTCAGCTATTTTCTGTTTTAACGACGCAATCAGGATTCCGATGTCATCACAGCACGCCTCGTGAAAAACCGTGGCGGCTGGCGAACCGCTCGCCATCACGCGCCCCGGAACGGTCCGTGGGGAGCGCACGGCGCGGGACGGGGTGGTAGGCGAACACTTCGACGGGCTGTTGACTGGCGTAATGAGCCAACGCCAGGGCGATGGCCGTGTCGGCATGACGGGGTTTACCGTCTGCACCTTTGCCCTTGTAGCCGTCGGGAATGCGGGCCACGCCGCGGATCAGCTTGAGGGCGCGCAGGTCGTCGCGCACATCGACATCGCGCGGAATCAGAAGCATGGCATCTTGGAACGCCGCCTGGAACGCCGGCATGTTCGTCCGGTACCAATCCTCGGTCAGCATGACCGGCTCGATGCGGCCTTGCCCGTATTTCTGCCAGGCGGCCTCGGCGAGTTGCTGACCGTTGCCGCGGGCGTCGTGTGCGCCCTTGGCGAAATTCGGCAGACGATCCACCAGATAAAACAGGATCTGCTCTTGTTGTTTGAAGGGCACGTTGCGCAGTTCGATCAGGAATGGGCAGCGGCGGGTCAGATTCGGCTCGACGGCCAGGGGCGCGATGGCCGACAGGTCCACGCTGCGCCCGAAATCCATCCCGTAATGATGCGTTAAATGGGGATTTAACGTGGATAAAACCGGGTGCAACTGGGCCTCGATCCAGTCCTGGCCCTCGCGCCAGCGGGTCGCGTCGTCCAGTAGGGCGAATTCGTTTTTACAGGCCCAGCGCAGGACGGGGGCGTCCTCCATGCGCGCTTCGATCAGCACGCTGGACAGGAACGCGCCTTCGCCGCTGGCGGGAATGACATCCAGCTCTTCCCCGGCGTCGTCGCCGTAGAAGGCATAAACCTCCTGCATCCAGGCGGTTTCGGCGTCCGGGCTCCAGGGCTGGCCCAGCCGGGCGCAGACGCGCCGGTATAATCCATCGGCAACGGCGGCTTGAAATTCAATGCGGTGAATGCCGGTCTTTTGGCCGCGCTTGCCCGCGCGGACATTGTGGATGAGCTGGTTGAACGCATTGTCGACGCTGTTGTGGGTGCTGATCACCCGCACGGACCCGCCCCAAATCAGCAGCGCCAGCGCGGCCTTGAGCAGTTCATCAAGCTGATCATGGAACGCGGCTTCGTCGATGACCACGATACCCTGGCGACCGCGCAGGTTGGAGGGGCGTGAGGTGAGCGCGACGATACGAAAGCCACTGGGAAAACGGAGGGTGAAGGTTTTGATGTGTTTGTCACGATCGGCTTCGTCGTCCCAGATGCCCTCTTCGATCTCGCTGGCGGCGTAGTCGAAGGCGCGTGCCCACATCGCACACGCCTGGACATATTCGATGGTCATGTCCTGGTTGTAGGCGATGTAATAGACGTTTTGCCCTTGGGCATCGCGGGCGCTGGCAGCGGTCAGAACATCGTCGGCGGCCTCGGCCCAGGTCAGGCCGGTGCGGCGGGATTTCTCGGCGACTTTGAGCGGGGCGCGATCTTCGACCCAGCGCTGTTGATACGGCAACAGCACCGGCGGCGCGGCGGCCGTGGCGGTGCTGGGGAGGATCACATTCATCAAATGACACTATGTGGAAATCTGGAAATCTGGAATTTTCATACCCGACACTTCTTGTTTTTGCGCGCGCGCTTGGCGCGGCGGGCGGCGGGTACGCCCGACGACCGGCGGCGCGGCGAGGGCCATACCGGGAGTGGGAGAAAGAGACGATATCCAAAACCAAAAAGATCGAAGTTATTCATGCGGCAATCCCCAAAATCTCGCGGCGAATGGCATTGGCGGTGTCGGCGCTCAGGCCGCCTTGGCGGGCGATTTTGTCCACGGCCGCCGCTGCAGCTTCGGTCTTTTCCTTGACCTGCGTGGCCCACTTCTTCTGATTGACGCTGGCACGCGAGAGGTCGGCGATGGCCTTGGCGGTTTTGCCCAGCACCAGCAAGCGGCCTTCCGGGTCGTCGCAGTCCGCAGCTTCTTGCAAGTTGACCAGGACGTTGAACAGCTCGGTCTGCACCAGGCTCATGACCGCCTCGGAGCGCTGGTCGCGGTCATCCGGGGCGGCCTGCGCGATCAGTTGCGCGGCCTGGGTGCTGGTTTCAATGGCGGCGAGTTTCTTTTTCAGCCCTTGGCCGTACTGATGCAGAGCGCTTTTGCCGATTTCGAAGCCCTGTTCGTCGAGCCACGCGGACAGGGCGGCATAGCCACTGAACGCGCCGCGAATCAGGCGCGCATCCAGTTCGGCGCGCAGGTCGTCCGGCAAGAGGGCGACACGAGGCGGCGGGGCCATGCTCAGTCTCCCCAGTATTTTTTCGGACGGGCAATGCCCGGTTCACAGTCAATGGTGTATTCCGTGATATCGGTGCCGTAGCGGGTCAGTTTCGCCCGCCATTGCGGACTCTCGCGTCCGTCCAGGTGCAGCAGATCGCGCTCGGCCAGGTAGTCCAGCTCATTGCGCAGCTCGCGCGGGGTGACATCGGCGATGCCCTCGCGCACGTAGGTGAGCAGGATCAGCTCGCCCGCGCCTAGGGGACGCGAGGCATAGAGGGCGTAGAGGATCAGCCAGCGTAGGGTTTCGCGACGGCCTTTTTCCAGATCGAACAGAGCGGTCATGTCAGGGCGTTCCCGGCAGGTGGTGATCGCGGATCGGGCAGGTGCGCAGATCGCAGGTGGAGAGGTGGTCGACTTTGGTGGCCAGCGCATCCAGTCGATGGATGATGGCGACTTCCTGGCGGATGCTGTCCTCGCGGCGCTGGTATTGCAGCGGCAAGTCGATGAGCAATTGCGTCAGGCGGTGTTCGTTGGCGCGCACCACGGTGTCGAGTTGCCCGAAGCGGTCGCCCCATTGGGCGCTGGCAGCCTGGCGGGTCTGTTCCAGGAGGGCAAAGCGGCTATCGAGGCGGCGCTCGACCTGGGCCAACAGCAGACGCCCCAAGGTAAACAGCAACGTGACCAGCGCCACGCCGCTGCCGCCGAGCAGGCTGAGCCATTCCCAGGCGCTGAGCGTCAGGCTCATGTCGCCGGGCCGCCCTTGCCGTTGGGGTGCGTGGCCCAGACCACGGCGGCCTCGATGGCCAGGTTCAACACAGCGCCGCGCAGGGTCACCCCAGCGTCGCGCAGGGCGGCGACGGCCAGGTCGCGCTTGGCGGCGCCGGGCAGGTCGGTATCCAGCAGCCGCACGACGACATCGCGCACGCGGCCCCAGTCAGCCGCGCCGATCAGGGCGCGCAGCAGCATAGACAGAGTCTGGAGCAATACACGGCTTAAGGGAGTGGCGTTTGACATTGCAGGCGGACCTCAGAAATCGTTATAGCCCCACGGTGCGTCCGGGGCGTCTCGATCCGGGCGGGTGTGAGGGACGGGTGGCAGCGCCAATTCAGGATCGTGCACCCGGCCAAAAGAAGCGGGAGCAGGAAACTCACTGCGGCCTTGCAGGGCGATGGGCGGGAGTTCCACCCGGACGGTTTTCGGTTCATCAGGGAAAAACATACCGATAAAGCCGGAGAGCGATCCGCCGATCGCCAGCCAGAATTCCGCCCGGTGGGCCAGCGCCTCGATGTCGACCGGCGCGCCGCTGCCAAAGAGCATCTGATAGACGGCGATGCCGCTGGCGATGAACAAGGCGATGCCGCGCTTGGTACTGGCCTCACTGAGATTGAATTGAATCCGGCGGAGGCGGTTCATTGCGGCAGCCCGTCGCGCAAAAACAAGGCGCGCTCGGCGTCGCGGCGGCGGGTGAGACCGGCGAGCGGTTCTTTTTCCCCGGTTTTCTTGTTCGTGGCTTTGTTCCAGCGCAGGATCTGATCAGCGGCGGCGTGATAGGCCCCGGCGTTGAGTTGGTGGAGCAAGGTGCTGCCCAGGAAATGCCCTTCGCCGATGTTGAAGACGAAGCTGGTGAGGGCGTCGAACATGCACTGCTGCAAGCGGACGCGCACGCTGTCGGCCACGGCGGCGGCGGCGCGGGCGACGTCGGCCACCAGCAGGTCATGGGCCTGTTCAGCGCTGAGCGGATAGGTGAAGACGTCGCGCTTGAGGAGTTGGTGGCCCCAGCCGATGGTCAGATGACCGGCGGGACAGCGGTAGGGTTTGGCGGCGAAATCGCCGTTGGGGCCGCGCTCAAATTCTTTGATCAAGGCGTAGCAGGCGTCGCTGGGGGCGGTCGGGTTCACACGGTCGGCTCCGGTTCGGTTCAAAACAGCGTTTGAACCAGAATGCCGAATCCGCGCGCGAAAGACTTTTCAGCGGGCTGAAAAGCGCATTTCCTGTTTTTTTACCTCATTTGAGGGGTCTAAATATTCTCAAATTATTCCAAAAACGGTGATTTCCTTGTCCGGTCACGCATTGTCCCCTCCTGGGCTAAAACAATGGGGGCTGCCGGTCGTGGCGCTGGCGGGCGAGAATGTCGTAGATCTGGGTGACGGTCAGGCCAAAGCGCCGAGCCAGGCCGGCGTGGTTGCGCCCGTTGAAGGCCGACGCGATGGCGGCATCCCGTTGGGCGCGTCTCATAGCGTCTTGCTTGGGGATATAAATCTGGCAGCCGGAAAAGGTCAGCCCCAGATCCTCGGTGCAGGCCATTGCCAGGGTTTCGGCGGTCGTATCGGGCAGGTGCTGTCCCAGGCGCGCGCGCAGTAGGTGGGCAATGTCGGCCAGGATCGGGGGGTAGTGGTCGGGGATTTGCATTCCGGTTCACCACGTCAGCAGGAGGATGAACCGGAGGATAGCACAAGAGAGGGCTAATCGCTTCCGGGCCGCCGATCCGGCATCGTCTTATGAAAACACTCAACGGCGCGCATCAAGGCGGGCGATAATGGGCGTTCCTCGCGCAATCTCCGCAAGTGCAATTCCATAAAATACAAAGAGCCACAGCGGGAATCATAGAGGCGACGAAAAGCATGGTATGCGCGCCAGTAAATCCACCAGTCCCAGCACTGTTGTAGTTTTTTAATCATGATTGCCTCTCTCAATGCCGCCGTCCTTCCACCGCCTTCTCTTCCGCGAGCAGGCCATCAATGATATCGATGGCGAGGGTGAGCATTTCGCAGATAGCGGGGTCGCAGTCCGGGCGGGCGAGGTAGGCGTCCAGGCGCTCGGTGAGGTCGACAATCTGGTCGGCCAGGTCGAGGTGAACGTCGGTCTGGGGGCCGTAGGCGGGGGCGGTTTCGGTCATGTCGGGTTCTCCGGGAGGGTGTCAGTTTCGGGCATTTGGCCGGTGAGTTTTTGCCGAAGCGCGCGGAATTCGGCGCTGGGGGCGCTGCGCGGGGGGCGGGGCGCGGGTTTGTCAAGGGTGGGAATAGGGGAGTTTTGTGGGTAATTTTGGGGGGAATTTTTACCCACATTCTCCATAAGCGCTTGAATGGATTGCATCCCGCTGCCGGTATCGGGGCGCGGTTGGCGGCGGTCTTCTTCTCGCTGTTGTTCGTGCCGGGCTTCCGTTTGGTTGGCCAGGCCGGCGAGGATTTCCAGCAGGTAGCCGTGGCTTTTGAGCGGCAGCGTGAGGCTGGGGCGGCGGTCGAGGATCTCATCCAGGGCGCTGGCCCAGTCGGCGGGTCTGACGCGCCAGGGGCGGCCGTGGCGGCGGATTTCGCCCGCTTCGATCAGCGCCTGGAGTTCGTTTAGCAGGTGGGCGGCGCGTTCCCACGTCAAACTGCGTTGGGCCGGGCGGAATAGGCCCAGGTAGCGCAGCAGCCGGGGGCCGAGGTCGGCGGGCAGGCTGAGCGCGATGGCGACGGCTTGGCGGGCGGCGGTGTCGTTGAGCAGCGCTTCAAGGCTCAGAGTGGCGCCGCAGCAGGGGCAGGTTAGACGCACAGTTCCCCCTGGGCGGTGGCGCGACGCGGGCGGGCGATCAAAGGCCGTCCGAGTTGCCGGCGCACTTCGTCGCACCAGACTTTGTAGGGCCAGTGGCGACGTTCGCGGTAGGGGTAGGCGGCGTGTAACGCTCGACGCAACGCGGGAAGATCGTGCGTGCCGGTCTCGGCGATCACTTGGCGGATGATCGCGGCGGCTGCCATCCGCCAGGTCATGCGGCGTCCCCTCCGGGTTGCCGCGCTTGGCGGCGTTTCTGGTCGATCATCAACGCGGCGACGATCTTGTGCAGTTGCCGGTCGTCGCAGAAAGCCACGGCGTCGAGGCCGAACATGTGCTTGGCCATGCCGTCCACGTAGGTCCAGGGGCGGCCCGCGTCTGCCAGCAGGGCCTCGATCTTGTTCAGCAGCCGGGTTTTGCCCAAGCCGCCGGGAGCGGGCTTGCGGTGGTCTTTGGGTTTGAAACCGAGGCGGTAGAGTTCGTCGATCACCGCGCGGCGTTGCGGGGCGGTGAGGTCGGCGGCGGATCGCTTGCCGGTCACGCGCTCAAGTAAATCGCGGTAGGTGTCGTCGTCCAGGCACAGGGTGCGCTTGCCGGTGTGGATGCGCCGCAGTTCGCGGATGCGGACGGGTTCAAAGGGGCTGGGCATGGGGGTCTCCGGTGTCGTCAAGGGGGATCACTCGTTCTATCGCTCATGTCTATCCCCGCGTACACGGGGGAAACTAAATGGCGCTATCCGCCAATGCCCTCCGCAAAGGTCTATCCCCGCGTACACGGGGGAAACGTACCCAATCGTTCATCCAGCGGCCATCAGTTGGGTCTATCCCCGCGTACACGGGGGAAACAATACGCTGGCCTTCTTTATACCAACGTACCCAGGTCTATCCCCGCGTACACGGGGGAAACTTACGTTGCAAGACCCTGTTTCGGGACACTTAAGGTCTATCCCCGCGTACACGGGGGAAACATCACTCTCGCCAATGGCTCGCTGCCAGATGGAGGTCTATCCCCGCGTACACGGGGGAAACTCTGAAGCGTTACGCCACTTCTTCCAGTGCCGTCTCAAACGGCAGGACGATGAATTCCTCTTTTTGGCTGAAGCTTGTGCAACGCTGCGCTTTTGCCCGACCTACGGGATTTTTTAACCGCCGACTTTTTTTGTTGCTCTTCCATGATGCGCAAATTCCGAATCAATTTCCGAAAAGACATGGTGTTCTCCACTTGAATTAAGAGGTAGGGTACGCAGTGCGTACCCTACGGGGGGGGTTACGCCACCTCTTCCAGTTCCGTCTCAAACGGCAGGACGATGAATTCCTCTTTCTGGCTGAACGTGATGCCCTTGATGTGGGCGACGGCTTCGGGCTCTAACAACATCATTTCCTTGTTGACTTCCTCCTTTTGGCGGATGAAGCGATCCAGCCCGGCTTGGCGCAGGTAGTCCAGAACCAGATCGAGACTACGCACCACAACCTTGGGCGGGGTCATGCGCCACTTGACCTCACCACTGGCGAGGTGGGCGTATTTGACCTTGCCGTCGTGTGTCAGGGCGGCGCGGTTGGCTTCGCACCAGAGATGCACGCCGGTGGTGAGGGCGCGGATCTGCTCCAGATGCGGGGCGGCTTGCGTCTCCCAGCGTTCGCGGACGAGGGCCAGTTCGTCGTTCATGGCGGCTTCGATGCGGGTGCGTTCCCGCTGGCAGCGGCCAATGGCGGCGATGGCGGCGACCACCTCGTCTTTGCTTTGCGGTACCTGGACGGGCACGGCGTCGGTTTTTAGGCGGATGGCTTTGCTGCTCATAACTGTGCTCCTCTCATAGCGGGCGCGTGATGCAGCGCCGGGCGGTGCTGGCCGTTGCGGACTTGCGCCCCTATCCGAGAAAGCGCGTCGTGAAAAGCTGTTTCCATAAAGGCGTTGTAGGCGTCTTCTAGGGCGTGCAAATCCTGCATGGCCAGCGTAACTTCGCCGCCGGGATGGGGTATCGCGCCCGACAGCACGCCTTCAATCGCATTCAGCAGGTCTTCGAGGCGTTCATTCATACGCCGTCTCCTCGATGCGCCAGGGTTTTGCTGGGTTTGAACCGCAGGCGGCGGCGGGCGGGGATGCGAGCCGGTTCGCCGGTCTTGGGGTTGCGGGCCAGACGTTCCGGGGTGTCGACCCAGTAGAAGCGCCCCAGCCCCTGGAGGTGGACGGTTTTTCCTTGGCGCAGACACTCGGCGATGGCGGTGATCAGCCTGTCGGTGACCTCTCGGCAGTGGGCATGGGTGCCGGCATCGTGGCCCCAGAGTTCTTGCGCCAGATCGGCGCGGGTGATGGCAGACTCAGACATGTACGGTCTCCTTCGTTTCTAGTAATAAGGCGCAACGGTTGCTCTGGCCGCGCAGGAAGGCGCTCCAGGCAGGCAGCACGGTGTGATAGGGGTCGAGCGGCCGGGGCAGGTCGACGGCGTGGCGGGTCAGCGCGGTGTTAAGTCCGTCCAGGTAGTCGGCGATCAAACGCAGCCCCTCGGTGAGCGGGACGGCTTCACCGAAGCGGTGCTCGCTGGCGATTTCTCCGCCGCTGAGACGAGTTCCGGCGAGGGGCGCGCCGTTCAGGTTGGAATAGGCGCTCATGGCCGCCCCTCCCCTTCGCTGAGGCCGCTGTTGGCCAGGTCGTGGCAGGTGCGGGCGTGGTTAATGTCCCAGCCGGGGTCGAGGTCACGCAGATCCCAGCCGGTGATGCCGCGTCCGGATTCGGCGGCGGGCGGGTCGGTGTGGCGGCGACCGCCGGGAACCGGAGCGGGACGGGCCGCGACCGGCGGGCGGTCGTGACCGATCAGGGCATGTACCAACAACGAAAAATTGTGCAGGCGCTGGAGGTTGCCGCGGTCCAGATGGAAGGGGCCAAGATCCAGTCCGGAGCCATCCGGGGCGAGCAGCACATCAAGACTGAGCGGGCCAGACAGGCCGTGCTGGGTGACGATGAGGGTGCCCAGGTAGAGCGGGTCATCAACCCAGCCAGGCAAGGGCGGCGGCGGATCATCGGGCAGGTCGATGTCGCTTTCGTTGATCGGCCAGGGGTCGGGCTGCGGGTCGCGGGTGGCCAGCGGCTCGGGGGCTACGGGGAACGCCGGGCTGGGGGCGGTGCGCACGCGCCGGGCGAGGGTTTCTTGGGTGATGACCTGGGCGGCCAAAGTGTCGCGGGCGCGGCGGGCGGTGGATGCGCGGCTCATGGGCGGGTCTCCTGGGTGTTGACATACAGGTGATAGGTGCCGTAGCCCTTGGCGGGGTCGTACCGGTAGAGGTAATGGCCTTTCAAGTCGGCGGTCAGGGCGACGATCAACTCGGCGATCTCGACCATCGAGGTGCTGACCGGGACGTGCAAGGACAGGCGGATTTCGGTGGTGCGCTCCAGCCGGGGCGGCACCAGGCTCTGAGGGAGGGTGGCAGCGTGATGAGCAAAGGGCATGTCAATACTCCTGGGGTAGTTTGGAATGCGGGCAGCCAGACCGGCAGGCCCGATACAATTTGCTGAAATAAGGATTGACGAAGGCCATGCCGCGCGGGCGGCCTTGGTGCTCCAGGCATTTGTGCTTGGGCATGTCGCCCACGGCGGGACAGTCGACGATCTGGTGGAGCAATTCACCCTCAACGAGGGTTTGCAAGCGCTGTAAATCACCCTTATAAACGCCTTTTAACGCCTGATTCACCATGCTGGGGCTGACGCCCAGACGGCGGGCGACCGCCGTCTGGGAGCTGGCCTGGCAGGCGCCGCGCAAGGCAGCAAGCCAGTCATCCGTCATGAGTGGACGCCTCCTCGCTGTAGGGGTAGAGCGCGTCGTGGTTGGGGTCGTACACGCCGGAGCCGTCGCGGCGCGGCAGTGGATGCTTGGGTCCGCTGCTGCGCACCAGCCGCCAGACCGTATGGCCCTCGCTCTTGCCGTTTTGCTTGGGCCGAGCAATGCGCAAGTAACCAGCGCGCAATAAAAACTTCATATATTTGCGCAAATTTGGCCGACCAATTTCGGCGACAGAGAGGATTTGCACCACCGTAAACACCTTGAAAACACGCATGGCGCTCCATGCTCTTTGCCGTTCGATCAAATTGGCAGGCGGGCGCGCCAATAGATTTTGCGGGGCGGGCATAGGTTATCGTCCAAGGTTCCATGCACGATTCCCCCAGCGGTCGAGGTCGATACGGTCCCATTTTTTGCTCTTGGCAAACCGCTCGGCTTGCGCTAGGCCCAGGCGGATGCGCCCCATGCGGCCTTGGGTTTCGACGAACAACCGGTCGAGCAGGTCGTCTTCGATGGCGATTTCGCTCAGGCTGTCAGCGACGGTGCGGGCATCCTCGCGGTCCAGGTCGGTGAACGGCACCCATTGATCGATGCGCCGGGCGATCTGTTCGCGCAGCTTGAGCCTGCGGTCGATCTGGTCCATGCCGACCATCACCACGGGCATGCGGCTTTTGTCGTGAATGGAGTGCAGGGCTTCCAGCATGCGCAGGCTGGTCTGCTGGCCGGGCAGAAACAGGTAGTCCAGCTCGTCGATGAACAGCGGGCGGCCTTCGCCGGCCATTTCATCGACGATTTGCTGCTCCATGTCGGCGATACTGCGGCCCTTGGGGGCATGCCCGGCGGCGCTGACGATGACCCGGAGCATCGAGCCGATGGACCAGGCCGGGCTGGCTTCGACGTAGATGGCGTTGAAGCGGTTCATGAAATAGGCCAGGGCGGTGGATTTTCCCACGCCGGTGGCGCCATAAATGAGCACCATGCGTTCATCGCGGTGGGCGTGGGTGGTGACGGCTTCCATCGCATCAGAGAACCGCGAGATATTTTTGACCGGGGCGGTGACAGCTTTCATGTGTCCCTCCTCTTGACAATCGCTAGGAATCTAGGCATATTGACCTCATTGTTGTTTGTGACTGTATTCAGCCACACCTTGAACCCGCTCTTGACCAGCGGGTTTTTTGTTGCCTCAACCGGCCATTTGCTGGCTTTCCGAGGCGTCCTCTTCACCCGTGTCCAATAAGAAGGCTTTCACCTGCTCGAACTGGGGGTAGAAGTCTTTGAGCGACACGTCTAGGAAGCGTCCGCGATCCTGGGCTTCTTCGCGGTAATACCATTGGGCGTAGCTCTTCCATTCATCGGGCACGTCATTGAGCGCCACTTTGTTTTGCAGAATCTGTTCGAAGCGCCAGCGCACGCAGGAAAAGGCGCTGGGGTGGTCGGGTTCGGCGTGGGCTTTCGCGGCCTGCTCGGCGGCCTCGCGCGCCATCTGGTCGCGTAGGGCAGCAAGGCGTTCGGCGCTGACCTCAGTGACCGGCGGCGGCGTGGGGGCTTCAAGCGCAGCGGCGGCCCCGGTCAGGGCGGGAGTGGTGTAGGGTTCGGCGGGCGGCGGGAAAGCCACCGGGGCGGGCAAGGCAGCCAGCAATACACCGGCGGCGTCACGGGTGGGGATGGCGCGGGCCTCACGCTTGATATCGCGGGTGACGGCGCGGATCTGTTGCCGTTGGCGCGTGGTGCAGCGGGCGGCGAGTTCCTGGCGCGGCGTACCGGTAAGTTCCGGGCATTCGGCGCGGCCAATGAACTGATCCTTAGCATCGAGGCAGTAGATCAAGCCAGCGTCTTCGGGGTCGTAGAGGACGCGCAGGCGCTCGCCGACGTGACCAATCAGGTCTTCACCGATGTATTCCTGGTTGTCGACGCGGATACCATAGGCTTTGGTGACGACGCGCCAGCCGTCGCCGCCGGGAATGTCCTGTAATAAGAGGTTCAAGACGCGCTCATCTTGGATGCGCGGCACCGGTTCGCGCCAGGCTGTGAGGCGGTCGTGGGGGGTTTGGCCCTTCAGGCCGGTGTGCGGGCGGGCGTGGTAGGCGAGCGTCCAGCGGTCGGCGAAGGTTTGCAGGTCGGCGGCCGTGAGGCCGGGCAGCTCCACGGTGCGGCTTTTGACGAACAGGCGGTCGCTGAATTGTTCGCGGGCGCGCAGGGCTTCACGGTCGGCGACGTTGTGGCCGATGTAGCCGGGGAGCAGCTCCAGCAGATCGTGGCTGAAGGTGCGGAAAAAGCGTTCGATGAAGGGTTTCTGCCATGGGCAGAAGGGGGCGGCGATTTGATGTTCGATCCCCAGGGCGTAGAAAATGCGTTTGATGTGGTTGGCGACGTAATCCTGGCCGTTGTCGGTTTTGGCGATGGCCGGGACGCCCCAGTCGAGCAGGGCCTGCTTGATGAGATGGGCGACGGCGGCGGCGCGCGAGGTTTTGCTGATGTGCAGCTTGACGCGGCGGGTGTAGAGGTCGATCACGCCGAGAATGCTGTGGCGGCCATCGTGGAGCATGACGTCGGCGGGGGTGGAGTCGAATTCCCAGACTTGGTTGGGGCGTTGCAGGTGGGCGCTCATGTCGCCCCAGCCGATCATGTATTTGGATTTCCAGAAGTCGGGGTTGCTGAGGCGGGCGTAGAGTTCGGCATGTTCGGTTTTCCAGCGCTCGATCCAGCGAGCCGTCGTCTTGAGACTGGGCAGGGGGATGGGGCCATCACCGGCGATCTCTGCCGGGAGCGCGGCCCAGTCACGGGTATAGCGAGCGCATAGCCAGTCGTGGGCGATCTTGGCGCTGGCGTGCGGGTAGTCAATCAGGAAGGCGCGCAGGGCGGCGGCGAGCTGCGGGTAGGTGTCGATGATGCCAGAGCCGGCGCGGTGGCCGTAGCGCCCGGCGAGACGGGCGAGGCCGTAGCCGTTGATTTGTTGCGCCCAGCGGTACACGGTCGGGACGCTGACGATGGGGAAATGGGCGCGGGTTTCGGGATTGACGGCGATGCGCCCGGCGTTGTAGTCGACGACGGCGGTTTCGATCTTGCTCCCCGCGCGCTTGGCGGCTTCGACCAGAGCGAGGATGTCGCGCTTGGCGTCCATGCGGGCCTGGGCGTTGCCTCGGAGATGGGCGGCCCGCGCGTCGCCTTCGGCTTTGCGTGCGGCGGGGTCAATCGCTGTATCGGCGGGCTGAACGGGTAACGCGGCCGGATTCGGGGCAGGAAGGGCAGGAAGAATGGGCGCTTCGCGGCGGGCAAGCGCGGCTTGGGCGTCGTCGGGAAGACTGGAAAGATGGTATTCAAGACCGCCACCTTTTCCCGAACGGGGACGGGCGCTCCATGCGTATTTTTGGGCGCGGTCTCGAATGCGACGATCACTACTCGGCAACCCAGGAAGCCCTACCAATTCGGCAACGGTGTACCATTCTTTCATAGTGATTTACTCTGATAACGAGAAGGCCAAATGACGCTCGGAGAAACTCCGATGGCCTTAGCAATCAGTCGCTCAGCTTTTGGCCAGCGACGGTAAAGGGCGTTTTTTAAGGTTCCAGGGCTGTAGCCGTGATGCTGGCTCAGCTTGCGGAACGACCAACCGGCCTTACGCAAGGCGGCAATGGTGTCGGCAGGATGCCAATCGCTGGTTTGGGGTGCGTCTAATTTTGCGTCCATGAGACCATTATGAGTCTGAAAATTTGAATGTCAATATTTCAGGCGCATTTTTTCGGCGTCCAAGTTACGTCCGAGTTCCGTCAGAATCGGACGAGAACTCGGACGGACAGTAATCATCTACCAGAGAAAAAACAGATGATTAACAGTGAAGTAGCTAACTCGGACGTTCAGAAGAAAACTCGGACGCGTCGTCCAAGTTTGACACCGGAACTCGGACGCCAAGTCGGACGTTTCAAAGAGCGTCTAAAAAGCGTCATAAATGAAGAATCATTGCGTGGATTCGGGCGCAAGGCAGGAATTTCAGATGGAGCACTGCGCCATTATTTAAATGGAGATAGCTACCCAGACCTTGATCGTCTGGCCGCCATCGCCGAGAAAAGCGGAGTCAATCTGCTCTGGCTCGCCACTGGCGATGGGCCAAAATACCCGGAAGTTCGCGGGAGCCCGGACAGCGTTATCGGCGAAGAATCAGCCTCTTATCATCGTTTCCAAATGCGGATGGAATGGGTCAGAAAGGCGGTTAAGGCGGTGCAGATGATGGGCAAGAATGCGCCCGATGAACAAAAAGCTGAGGCTGTTGCGCGTGTCTATGAGCGCTTCGTGCAGACGGAGGGTCAAGCGGATATGATCGAGGTGATGCAGATCATTCAGACGGCATTGAGTGAGGATGCCCCTTATATATAAGGAGCGTGATAGAGGGGGAAATAGGGACACATAGATTGATAGTAATGACTGTTCGGGACACATCGTTCTCAATATTATGTGTCCACGCGCAAAAAATGAGTTCTCTAAGTTCTTGTTCGGATTAGTCCGGTTTTTTCCGGCTTCTTCCTCCTTTCTATCAATCTATGTGTCCCTTAACAAAGATTGCTTGCCTATGGCCGGAAAACGGCCCGATGGCCTTCATCAGCTTTCCCTGCTCCAAGGTGCTTCGATCCCCCTGCCTCTATCCAGGCATCCAGGGTGTGACCCTCGCAAGGAGGGTGAGAA